CCACTTCTCGCCTAGTGGCTGCTCCATTCGGGATGCAAAGTCAGAGACCATTTCCAGAGGCGAGAGATGTCTGTGTTTATCCCAGTCATCAGGCATATCGTGAAGGCCAGCCTGTGATAGTGGCTCTGCTAGTTCAGCCACTGCGTCGATGTCTTCTTGAGTGATCATTCTTCAAGCTCCTCAATCAACCGGTTTAGATACCAACGGGCTTTCTTGAGGTCTTCGATAGGCTTAGACTTGTAAGGCCATCTCCACAGATACTTAAAAGCATTCTGCCAACAGTAGGCGGCGTGAGGCGCTACATCAGCGCCCTCTACCATAGCTTCCATAGCGTCTATGCACTCTATGCCAGCATTATTGTAGTGAGGCGGCTTATGAACTACATCCATGATGGGCATAGGGTCTTGATCAATGGGTTCACGTAGATGATCTTCGTAAGTCATTTTTGTACTGCGAGCGTTCATTAATGCACCTTCTTGCTGAAATCTATAATCTTGGCGTCTGACACTGCATCCAGAAGCTCATCGTCAGGCTCAAAGACCACCTCTTCGCTCATCTCTTCTTCGAGAGCAGTTAGAATGGAGCCGGTTGTGGCTAGATATTCGACACCATTTTCCAAAATCATGCAGAGGCCATTGGATATATCCATCATGGCTTTCACATATTCTGGGTCTAAGGTTTCTGGGATGTTTCCTTGGCTGGACAGGGTCATGCTGCCGCTGTCAGGATCAAGGGTAATCATTACGTGAATACTATTTTCGGGGAGATTTACTTTTGGCAATATTTTTCCCAATCAATTTAAAGAAGTGATCTGCGTCCACGACAGCCAAAGGTTTTTGGCGATCTGCTTTGATAATGGCGATTGGCTCCGCACCCTTCGGACAGTTCTCTGCCGCTTGGTCCATCACCTTGTAGATTGCGAATGATTTAAATGCCTTGCACTCTACCGAATATGGGAACAGGCGTCTGGCGGCAGGACTAAGTTGTACGTCTTCGCCGCCAGCGCCCATAGAAGTGCTTCTGACATCATCTGGGAGGAGCTTTTTGGGAAAGAGAGCGAGAATTTTATCTCTGACCCATTGTTGATGTCTTCGGCCCTTCGCTTTGGCACTCTGTGGGGTTATAGCCACTTCGGGAGGTCTAGGACTGTATACTCGCCCCACCCAGTACCAAAATCTTCCTTATCACTAGCGTCCTTAATGACATCCAGTGTCCTGTGCATACGCTCTGTAGCATTCGCTAGTAGCTCTGGACTAACTACGTGCATGTGGCTGGCGTATGGAGCAGCCTTTTCCACTGCAAGGAAATGAAAGCGTTCTACTAAGATACCAGCTAAGTTACACACGTATAAGTAGAACGCCGCCTGTAAATCGTAAGAGTACTTCCAGCACTCCTGCGCGAACCCTGTAGGGCTGGCATCTTGAGTAGTCTTAACGTCATAGACTGTACCCTCTGTAGGTATGTAGAGGTCTGGCCTTGTTTTAAGCATTAATCCAGTACGCTCACACTCAGCGAATATAGAGACCTCATTCTTACGGTTTTGATGCCGTAGAGCAGTTAGGCAAGTCTCGTTCTTCAAGGTCTCCTGAGCCATGCGGTGTGCTACGTGATACTCTACTTCAGTAAGCACCACCTGATCATCTTCAGCATTCTCCTCAAGCTCTTTGAATCCTTTAGACGCCCTAGTCTTCGGCCCCTTTATCACTAGGTCACGATCTTCTTCTAACAGGAGAGCATGAACGGCAGAACCCATAGAAAAAGCAGATGTCTGCTTACGTTTCTCGCCCTTCCAATGGGCAAGAGACTTCTTGTACACCGTCTTAACGGCGGTTGAGGATATACCACTTTGTGAGTGATACACCTCGTTTGACATGCCTTCGACTATGCCCATTATACGCGGTAATCCGCTTCTAAGGGATTAACCTCATCCATAATTCGGGCAGCTTCAGCCTCATCGACGGCTTGCATACTGGCTTCTTTATAGGCTTCCTCGATACGCTTATTCTCAGCGGTAATTAAACCACTGACATGAGCCAGACTGTCGTAAGTAAGTTGGTCCATTGGGATTGGACTACCGAACTGCGGAGCGAAGTGCATGACGTAGTATTTCTTACCGTATGAGTTTGTTTGCGTGTCTTTGGACAGAATGTTTTCGAAATCCCATAGGTTCATGCCACGGGGCATCTTCTTCATCACATCGTGGTAGAAGGGTCCGTAGTTCTTGCGCTTCAAAGACATGATACAAGGCTGATTTTCGATAGTGACCTCACGGCCATCTGATGTCTTGCCTGTGTAATTAATTATGCCTCGAATAATACGGTAACGGTCAATGTCCTTGTACTTCTCCTTCTCTTGAGGAGACATTTGGATAGACTGCTCATAAGTAGGCATCCCACACATAATGCCGCCCAATTGATCACGGGCTTCATCGCGCTGATTTTTTACTAGTAAGGATTTGTTTACTAGACCGTCATCACCCCAGTGCTGATACTGGATGTGATTACTAAATGCCCTAAACCTTACGTTCTCTGTGGCGTAAACTTGGTCTTGTCCGGTCTTCAAATAGAATGCGCCCATTGGACCCATTTCGCCATCATAATTCATTCCTACCGCAGGGATTGACGGCCCTGATGATGTAGAGGCAGCACCCAATTGTGCGCTAATTTCTTCAATCGTTAAGCTGTTATCTTGTAATACTAAGTCAGTCATACTTATTTCCTTAAAAGTGAACTTACATTATACATTAGTTAGGCGCGGTAATCAAACATATTCTTCCTGATCTAGCCAGTTTTTACCGCGACTTATTTCTATGTCGAGAGGCACGACAAGAGAGTAGCCGAACCGCTCTTTCGACTCTTCGCTGACCTTAGTCATGGCCTCTGTAAGAACTTCTCTGACCTGATCCACCTCATCAGGATGTGTATCGGACACCAAACTGTCGTGTACCGTAAGTATCAGTTTTGATTGTAGTTTTCTCTCTTTAAACAATCTAAACGCTCTTATACAGGCTAATTGAACTAAGTCTGCGCTGAAGCCTTGCACTGGATAATTCAGTATCTGAGTGGCATTCGATACTCTGTCTGCTTTGGTTCTAGTGACATTCGGCCAGAAATACTGACGGCCACTAGGTGTGGTTACTGTGCCATCTTTTAAGGTGCCATTCATTAGTGACTGATGCCAGCCGTATATACCCTCGTATAGCTCATAGAAACGGCTGAAATATGCCTTTATATGCTCTGGTTGACCGGCTCCAGTGCCTCCAAATAGTGGCTGAAAGCTGGCCCACTTGTGACCCTGCCTCTCATCCTTGCTGACTTCGTTAGGCGGCTTTTGTAGACAGATACTTGCAGTCTGTCTGTGGATGTCCTTACCCTCTAGTACGTCTGCCAAGCCTTGACTGTCTCTCGACAACTCACACGCCGTTCTAAATTCAAGCGCGGAGTAGTCCGACTCGATCAGAAGACCGTTTGGGAACCGACTGACAAAGCACTTACGAACAGGAAAACCTCTCTTAGGCTGGTTCTGTAAGTTCAACGACATACCGCCGCCGCTCGACAGTCTACCAGTAGAGGCAATGCACTGATTGAAGTTTGCATGTAGAAACCCGCTTGCGCGAGTACCTCTCTTAATACCAGCTACAAAGCTATCCAAATAAACAGAGACCGCACTTAGTCGGGATAGCTTAGTCAGGAACTCTACGGCTGTAGAATTATCCTTGCGCTCTGCCTGTTCAATCAGACGCTGTATAGTAACCTTGTCTGACTTAAACCCACCGATACTGGCATCGTAGGCTGTACTAGGAGCCATCTTTAGGCCAGCAACTACGCCCGTCGAGGTGTATATCGCTCCTACGCCATTACATACCGCACACCGTGACCTATTCTTATAAGGATCACCCTGCACACGGTATTTCTTCCCTAGCTTAGTCTTTGTCTTCATCTTGTACTTTTGAATAGTACCTAAGCCGCCACAGTCAGGACACTGTGAGGCAGATTGCTTCATTACAACTCTGGTTGTGGTCCGTACTGCGTCCACAAACTTATTAGGATACTTAATAAACTCAAACGGTGGCCTGAGTGACTTACCGGCTTCATTGGTTCCGATATTAAACGTCTGCTTGTGGATGGCCTTGTCGATGACTTCCCGCGAGTAGATTACTCTAGTCATATCATCGCCAGAATTAAGGTTGATAGGCGTGTCGCCCATCACCTGTTCGACAATGCGCTTCAGGTCTATCTCTAGAGAAGCCTTCTCTGCGGCAAACTGCGCCTCAACCTCTGCCAGAGCAGCCTTATCGATCTTGACCCCGTTCATCTCTATCTCGCAGAGAAATAGAAGCATCTCATTCATAAATGGAATGACCTTCTTTAGGCTAAGATTATGCTCGCGGGCTAAGATGTCTTGCTGGGCAATGTATAATTCACCACAGGCCTTAACGTCAGCCTCTGCATATTCATTGACAACATCTAAAGGCATCTCTGAGAAGTCGATACCTTCCCTGAACATATCATCAATCAATTCGGACTTTTTAAGGCTCTTAACTTGCCGTCTGATTGCACTCTCTTTTAGAGACAGTGGTCTACGCTGACCTTTGGCAAGCAAGTACTCAACTATCATAGTATCATACACTAATGGAGGTAATTCAAAGCCCATCTCTAACAGCCACTCAGCATCGAACTTGGTATTGTGGCAGATCATGCCATCTGCTTCCGCTAAGTGCTGCTTCAGGCGGTCTATCCCATCAGGCGACTGTAGCTCCTTGTGATACCAAATGTCTTTGTGAACCTCATCCACAGTCTCTGGCCCCAGCCAACCATAGTAAGAAGCCACACACCTGTTGTCGGGGTTCTTTGGGCTATTATCTATTCGGCCATCTATTCGCTTAACCGTTGTCTCTAGGTCCAGTACAAGCCATTTCACCACGGCGGCTCTCCATTCTCGTCCAACTCTGGACGTTTGAATGAGTAGTCACGCACTACAGGCTTCTGCTCAGGCTTGGGGTTGATTACGCCAACTTCTCTCAGAAGCAGCGCAAGGTGCGGCGGCAGATCATCACACTTCATAGCGAGAGGTCTGTGAGTTTAGGTTACAGAGAACT